TCTTATTATTAGCCATACTAATATCAAAAGATTTTGTATGTCTATTTGATGTATATGCTAATTTTTGACCAGTAACTAATGTATTGAAACAAACATGATTTAACCAACCAAAGAATGATTGAAATTTCCATCTGCCATTGTAAGAATTTCTTGCAATGAATTTTAAAGATAAATCATGTTCACCTATCTTTGTGTTATGGTCTTTTAATAAGACTTCCATTTTAGCCATAGCACCATTTTCATATGCATCTATTTTGATTTCTGAATTTTTAAAAGATACACCGCCTTTATCCATTTGCATTAAGGCACCTAAAAATGCTTCTTTATGATTAATTGGCTTATATTTAGATTTAACAATTCCTAATGGCTGATTGGTATCAGTTCTAACAATCTTTTGTGCCATATCTGTAGGTATGCCATCTATTTCTTCAATATTCACTTGAAAATTAATTTTCTCAAGTTGTTCTTCGTAAAGTTTAGTATCTAACATAATTGTCTCCTTTTTTATTTTATGATACTTAAGAGGAATAACCTTACATTCCTCCGTTTGGTTATAGGGGAAGTGGTTAATAAGCCACTTCCCATTTGATTAAATCCTCAATTGAAACACCAATACTTTTTGCTAATAATTTATTCTTAACAAAATTTTCAGCTTGTTTGTCTGCAATTCTTTGATTTATTTTTTTATTCTGTTGAATATAATCATCAAGAATAGATTGTAATTCTACAAGAGTATATTTATCAATATCAAGTCTATGTCTACAACCAGTTAATTCTTTTGAAATATCTGATATAGATTGATACACCATCTCTTTTCGATATTGCATAATTGAAGTTATATTTTGATAACAATATTCCTTTTCCCAATCTGTTAAAGGATATCCTTTATCTTCTTCTATATATTTTAAAGTTATTTTTAACATTCGTTTTCTCCCTAAAAACATTATATATATATTATATAATTATAAATACATATATGTCAACACATAATGTGTAGTTTTTTTAACTATTTTAAGTTAATTTATAATCTTTATCTATTCTGCCTAATTCTTTATTGCCGACAGTTTGATGTTTAATCCATATCTTCTTTTTCAGATTACCTTGATTATCTGTTAAATGTCTGAAATGACCTCTCCTGTCATGTTCTCTTTTAGGATTACCTTTGCCTGTAAATTTAGATTTATAAATCTTTCTTACTTTGTAATCTGATATATTTACATTTAGAACGTAATAATCATTTCTAGGCACTCTTTTACCCAATTTTGTATGTATAATTTTATTACTAGGTTCAATTAAAGTTTTATCATGGATATTTTGATTCATGAGTGCAAATAATGAAATTAAAAATCTTGCATCGCCCTCCATAGTAATCATGGCATGTCCTTGATGTTGAGCGATTTCTTCAGGAGTATAACCTTCTTTAAATTTCCACTCTGGTATTGACCAATGCATTGATGCACTTTGTGCTAAAGCTAATGTGTAACATAATTCTTTAAAACAATTAAATTCGTGATTATTATCATATTTAATTATTTTCTTAATGTATTTTACATATTCATCATTATCAGCAAGTCTTTGTTTTTCTTCTAGTTTCAAAATAAATTTTTTAGGTATATATTTAAAACTATAACTTCTACCTAACAAAGATGTACCGATTGAAAATGCTTGTATTTTTAATTCATCTTCATCTTTACATCTTCCTGTTTTTGGCAATTCATCTAATATATCAATTCTGGCAAGCTCATCTTGCCAATTTGTAATGAAATCAGTAATTGTAAAAGCCATAGTTGGAGTAAAGAATTTATCTTTCAACCCAGTTTCTTGCATAGATAAATGTTTAAATTTACCACCTGTAAACCACCAATTTTCATAAATAAAATATTCTTCATCTAATTTATTTTTATGTTTATAAATATGATAACCGACATTATCTGGATATTCATTGTGATTTTTATATTTCATATTATTTTTTTCAAAATAATTCTTCATAATATCCTGTCTTATATGCTCATTCCATTCTATCCATAAATTATCAAATGGTATTTTTGCATCTTCAAAGATTTCTAATAAAACAGATGGTTTTGACAATGACATATTCCAAGCATGTTCTATCATATTTGCATCTATTACAAATTTCTTGGCATTAACAAATTCAGTTTGTTTTTGTCTTATCATAGTATCTGCAGTTCGCCCTCCTTGATAGAGGGCTATTGCTCTTTTTGGTTGTGTAAGTGCAGATAATATTTCTGAACATAAAATTGGCTTATTCATTGTAATTCTCCCAATATTCATTCCATATTTCTGTAATTTTTTCATCAAAGCCACAATGACTTAAATTAGGACAACCACTATATTGTGATTGATATAATTTATATGATTTATCAATTGCTTCCTCAATACAATCAGAATTAGCAACTATATTAGGAACTTTTTTGTTAAGAAATTTATTGCCTTGTTCTTCTAAATAATTAAACATACTCATTAGATTTTCCTCCCTAATAAATCTTCTAATGAACGTCTATTATGTTCATCTTGTATCTTTGTAATTTCTGATTCTTTTGTAGAAATCATATAAGCAATAATATCAAAAGCATTTTTGATATCTTCTTTAGTTGTATTTGAATTATGATTATTTAGAGCTAAAATTAAATTATGTTTAGCTTTATCTAATTGTTTAACGTCTTCGTAAAGTTCTATTATCATTTGTTTTCTCCCAATTTGAATTAATGATAATTATATAATTACATAGGTAGGAGATAGGTCAACTCTTTTTTTTATATTTATAAAAGTTTTTTTTATTATATTTTCATTGCACGAAAATTTGCATTTTGAGTCCTCCATATCTCAATTTTTGCAAGTGCAGTTTCTCTAAAGTATTGATTTTTATAATGTTTTTCAGATGCAATTTTTACTGATTCAATATGTTTAATATAATCTTCATGTGCTTCTGCTTCTCTAGTTTGTGCTGAAATTGGTAAATGACTAAATTTTTTCATCAATAAAGCCTTACATGGTTTTGTATAGGCATTTAAATAATCTAATGTGGCTTTATCCTTTGCACATTCATTAGCACTCTTTTGTAACCAATCCATAGCTTTATGGATATCTTCTTCTGAAATAATTTCTTGCATTATTTATCCTCAAAAATACTTTTATAAATAGAATTTACAATGATTACATATTCTCTTTGTTTATATTGTGATATGTCAATTTCAGTTATTAATTCTCTAAATTTTTCTAATTTTTCTTGCATAGATACTCCTATATTAAAAGATTGCCATAAAGATTTAGATACAATACGACCATAATCTTCTGGTAATTTAAATATTCTCCAAAATGTGTCCTCATTGCCATGTTTGTCATGTAAATGAGCATGATGCCTTTGACATAGTGGCATACAATTATTATCACCTGCTTTTAATCCCATACCACGATATCCGTCCCATGGTTTTAAAAGATGATGTGCTTGTACACCACCACTACATCTATAAGAAGAATGATTTTGTAACGAACATGGTTTATTCGCTACAAATATCATAAAATTTTTATTACGAATTGGCTTGTGTTTGTAATTCTTCATATCTTGCCTTTAACATGTAACAGGCAAATGTTTTACCTTTTGATGTAACTAATTCAGTAATTATATCTAAACCTTCTTTTCTTAAATTAAAAATAATGGCACTTAATCTAAATGCACCATAGACATTTAAGGCATAATAAGGTGTTATCATGTTCATTTGTTCTAAATATCTTTTTACATTTTCTTCTTGTGAAAGATTTTCAGAACCTATTGGTGCATCAGACCTTGTACTTCGTGGGTGTGATTGCACTTCACTTAAAATTAAGTCTTTTATCTGCATAATTTCCTCCTTTAAAATGGTATATCATCATCTAAATTAGACGTGTCTATTTCTTTATCTTCTGATTCTGTGGTTTCTTGTTGTTCTGGTCTTTCATCAAATGCTCTTATTTTAAGACTTACATAATGATTGTTTTTTTCAGATACACTTTTCCATGCAGAACAAGTAAATCCACCATCATCAACAATATTATTAACAACACCTTTAGCATCTGGGTCTTTGTCTGAAAATTTTTTAGCATTTTCTTTTATTGTGCCAATTTCACGATATAATCCAACCATTTCTTGACCATCTTTATTTAATCTTTTTATGCCAACAATTCTCATTTCATTACCATTTATGTTTAATTTACCTTGTTGTATCAATGACATTTCTGGTTTATTTTCATTATCTTTCGGTATTGACCATAAAACACCACTATTGGTATTATCATATGTTTTACTGTTCATCTTTTTTGCCCTTTCCACTTGCTAAATTTCCATCATCATCTTGACCGAGTCCAAATAATGCTTGTAGACCATATCTTTTTGCATATGTGATGGCAGAACCCATTTTTTGTGGGTCATCCTTGTCTGTACCTTTTATAAGAACAGGAACTCTACAAGTAAGTATATCTTCTTTGTGAACATCACTTTTATGCCAAACAAATGTTTCAACATATATATCTCTTTCAATTGCTTGACCAGTTGTTACAGATACAGTTCCATCTTTATGTGTATCTTCCCTTTTTCTATCTAAAATAACTCTTTCATAATGGACACTTTGTGAAAAAGCTAATCCATATTCTGCACCTTGATTTACTGCATTTATAATAGATGTTAAATCAGCATATGTAGATTTAAAAAACGGATTGTTTTTATCTTTTACTGCTTGAATATTTTTTTGTTGAAACAAATTCATTGCTTGAGATAAATTTAATGTTGATGGCATACCAATAACATCTGCATCATCTTTTACATCTTCTTCAATAATAGTTTGGTCTTTTGCTAATTTTTCTTCGTTCTTCATATATTCCTCCATGCTTGAACTTTTTGTTTTACTTCATTTATCATTTCTTCTGACCACCTCCAATCATCTACATCTGGGTAAACCATGGAAGCTAATTCTTCTTTATCATCACTGATAGATAAGAATTTCATTATGCCAAGAGCAATCTGTTTTATTTGTTCTTGGTAAATCTCTAAATTATCCAATTTAAAAACTTTAAAATCTTTTGGTGTTGCATAAAACACTTCTGATTTTTTATCTTTGTAATGCATTTTATAAATTGCCATTTGTCTTTTATTGGACTCGGTTGCTTTTGATGGCATTCTTGCAGTTGTTTTTAAATCTACAACAACATCATCAAATACAAAATCTATATAGCCAATAATTGGTATTGGTAATTCATCAAATTGTATTTCAATTTTTTCTTGATATGTTTCTAAATTTTTATAATTAAAGTTTTTGTTAAGAATATTCCCATATTCTTTTAATTGTATATTTTCTTTATATCTTGTGGCATCTCCCCAATCTATACCTCCAAAATTACATAATTCAGTAAATTTATTTTCTGCATGTTGTATATCAAATATGCCTTCTTCATATTTTTTATGTAATGCATATTCAGATGCTGTTCCTCTATGCATTGATGCAGAACCATAATCATCTATTTTAAACAATTTTTGAGCAATAAATTTTGATGGTGAACTAATCCATGTAGATATAGAACTATGAGATAACCAAAAAATATCGTGATTAAAAAATGGATTGTTGCTTTTCATCTTCATTCTTCTTTCTTTGTTAATGTGGCAACCTAAGGAACAATTGTTAAGGCGAAATTCTTTAAGTTGCCACGGACTTTATGTTAATTTATTTTTATACATTTAAACCAATATGTCAACACAAAATGTGTTTACAAATAAAAAAAAATGGTATAATAATAAAGAATGAGATTAAAACAATATATTAAAACAAATAATTATAATTATAAAACCTTTGCAGAGGCATTAGGAACTAAACCAAGAAGTGTAGAAGCATGGGCTAAAGGCGATAGATTGCCAAGAAGTGATGATGCAAAAAAAATATTTGATTTTACAAATGGACAAGTAACAGGACAGGATTTGTATGAAGAACAAATACAACGCAAAGAAACAAATTTACAAAGGGAAAAAATTTGATAGCAAAAAAGAATTACAAAGATATTTAATTCTTGAAAAAATGGAGATGCAGAGGATGATTTTTAATTTAGAATTACAACCACAATTTCCTTTAATGGTAAATGGGAAAAAGATAGGTAGATATACTGCCGATTTTAGATACAAAACAAGGAAAGGTGATGTTGTTGTTGAAGATGTTAAATCAAAAATAACTAAAACTAGAGATTATATTTTAAGAAAAAAAATATTAGCAACATATTGTCCACCAATTATCATCACGGAGATTTTATGAGTTGGTCTGCATTAGATTGGGCATCTAAACAAAAAACAGGTTCTGGTAATAATAAATTAGTATTACTAACATTAGCTAATTTTTGTGATGATGAAAATAAATGTTTCCCAAGTTTTAAAACACTAATGCAGATAACAGAATTAAGTCGTTCAACAATTATAAGATGCATTAAATCATTGAAAGAAAACAATTTTATAAATGTAAAAGAAAGATATGAAAATTATTTAAATGATTCTCAAAGACAAACATCAAATATGTATTATTTACAGGTAGGGTGTCAGATTGACACTCATCAGTATCAGAATGACACTCACGTGAGTATCACACCGAAACGCCATGTAACCATTAATAATAAACATATTGTATATACAGATGATTTTAATGAATGGTGGAATCTTTATCCAAGAAAAGATGGTTCAAAGAAAAAGGCATTTGATTTATTTGAAAAGATAACTGACAAAATTTTAAATTTTGATGAATTGTATAGTTTTACTGTTAAATATAAACAGAGTGTAAAAGACAAAGACCATAAATTTATACCTCATGCTACAACATGGTTAAATCAAAGAAGATGGGAAACAGTTGACGAAAAAACAAAAATGAATTTAAATAAATTAGTAGGTTAATGGGAGAAAACAATGAATATTCACGAAAAATTATTACAAGAAAATATTAAGATACAAAGTTATGGACAACAAAAAACAATTTGTCCTAAATGTTCACATACTAGAAAAAATAAATATGATGCATGTTTATCAATAAATGTAGAACATGATATTGCAATATGGCATTGTCATCATTGCGATTGGAAAGGTTCTGTATATGATTCACCTAATTTTAAGAAAAAAAATGTTTCACATGAAACAAAAAAGAATGTAATTCCATTTGTTCCAGAAAATAAAAAATTATCTGATGAAGCACAAAATTGGTTAGAAAAAAGAGGAATAACACATTCAACCACTCATTTTATGGGATTATATACACAAAATGACAAATTATGTTTTCCATATTTTTACAACAAAGAAATTATAAATATAAAATTTAGAACAAAAGATAAAAGATTTCATCAATCTAAAGATGCATTAAAAACATTATATAACATTGATGGTTTGTATGAACATTGGCTTAAAAATGAAGATACACCAATAAAGAAACAAATTATATTTGTAGAAGGTGAAATTGATGTTTTGTCAATGATTGAAGCAGGATTTACAAATACAGTAAGTTTACCAGATGGTGCACCGAAAGAACCAAAATTTGATATGCAAGATAAAAGGTTTTCTGCTTTTGAACAGAGCGAATGGATATTTGATGCTGAAGAAGTAATCATTGCTACAGATAATGATGAAGCAGGAAATTCCCTTAAACTTGAATTGTTGCATAGATTTGGCAGGGATATATGTAAAGTTGTCCATTTTCCTCTGTACAAAGATAGTGCATTAGAAGATGAGAAACAAGTTAAAGATGCAAATGAGTGCCTTGTAAGATTTGGTAAAGATAAATTAAAAGAATGTATTTATAATGCAAAAGAATTTCCAATTGAAGATTTACATACTGCATTTGAATATAAAGATACAATTCAAAATATGTATGATGGCAATGTACAGAAAGCCATATCAACAGGTTTTGATAAATTAGATGAAATATACAAAATTATGCCATCTACATTTAATCTTATAACAGGTATACCAAATCATGGTAAATCTAATTTTCTTGACCAAATACTAATGAATTTAGCAGAACAACAAAATTGGAAATTATTTGTGTTTTCACCAGAACATTCAACACCAAATCACATTAGAAGATTGTTAGAAAAAAGATGTAGAAAACCATTTGATATTGGACCCTATGATAGAATTTCACAGAAAGAATTAATTGATGGTATGGATTTTCTAAATAATCATTTCAAATTTTTAGAAACATCTGATGTAATACCAACAATAGATTATATTTTGCAAAAGGCAAAATCAGCAAAACAAAGATATGGTATCAAAGGTCTTGTCATTGACCCTTTTAATCAAATTAGTGCAGATAGAGAAAATAATAAAAGAGAAGATGAACACATTAGGGACATAATTGCAAAATGTCAGCGATTTGCTAGAAATCATCAAGTTGTAGTTTGGATGGTTGCTCACCCACATAAATTACAAAGAAATGATGCAGGAGTTTTACCACCACCAGATTTGTATCAAGTAAGTGGCTCTGCACATTGGGCTAATATGTGTGATGTAGGATTGGTTATTCATAGAGATTTTGAAGAAAATATAACCAAAATTATTACAAGAAAAATTAGAGAACAAGGTATTTATGGAGAAATAGGTCAAAGAGAATTTAATTTTAATTATAGAACAAGATGTTATGAATAAAACAATAAAATATACTGTTAAAATTAAACCACCATATAATACATCACTACAATGTTATAATTGTAATGAATACATTTGGTTTCCATTTTGGGGATATGGTTTCAAATCAAAATGTAATTGTAAAAGGTTATCAAAATATGAGTAAAACAATGCACGATATATTTGATAATGGTCTTACAAAAAAACAGCAAGAACAAGTAGATAAGGCATTTGAAGAATTAATGGATTGGGTTAAATCTGTAGATAAAAAATTATATGACAAAATGCAATCAGAAACTATAACATATGAAAAATTTATGAAAAACAAACAGATAGAGGAAAAAGGTGTTATAGTAGATGAAGATAATCAGATAAATTTATTTTAGGAGGAATAATGCAAGTAGAAATGCGACCAATAAATGATTTAATACCATTTGAAAAAAACCCAAGAAAAAACCAAAAAGTAGGTAAAATTGCTCAATCAATAAAAGAATATGGTTTTACACAACCAATAGTTGTTGATGAAGATGATGTTGTAATAATTGGTCATACAAGATTAATGGCATCAAAAGAATTAGGATTAAAAAAAGTTCCAGTTTTAAAACAAAAATTAACTGATGAACAAACAAAAGCCTTAAGAATAGCTGATAATAGATTAAATGAAGATTCAGAATGGGATTATTTTTTATTAGGTGATGAATTGAAAGAATTATTAAATCTTAAATTTGATTTAGAATTAACAGGTTTTGAGAAAACAGAATTAGAAAATTTATTAGATTTTGATACAGAAAATGATGATTTGCAATTTAATGATTTAGTTGTTGAACAAGATAAATATACAAAATCAATAGTGTTTTCATATGAAGATTTAGATAAATATCAACATGTAGTGGGATTATTAAATAAATATGTAGATAATCATTCTGATGTAAATTCAAATGAACAAGCATTAGAAAAATTATTAAATACAAATCAAGGCATGTGATATGATTATATTTGTAAACCCAATGTGGTCTGTTCAAACAATCAATTCTGATAGTAATTATGTGTTTCTTTCTTCTGTAATAACTAAATTTGAAGAAAAATATCCTCAATATTCATTCTTAATGCCATTTCCTGCATCAAAAGGTTTTAGATATTATGATGATGGCTTTTTTAGATTACCAAACATATTAAGAATACCACAGGCAATACCACAGGGTAAAAAACAAAATAATATCCATTTTGATACATTCTTTATTAAAAAAATATATGATACATATGGACCTTATTTAATATGGAATCAGATACCAGAATTAGCACCACAGTTAAAATATTTTATGGCAAATTTTCATATGGTGCCAACTGTTGTTAATCAACATCATTATATCTTACATGAGAGTTTACCATATCCATTAGAACCTAATTTACATTTTGTATTTATGCAATTGTGTGGAGATTATTGTGCTGATGTCAATTTATTTAATTCTGACCATTGTTGGAACATGACATTAGATAATATAAGAGAATATTTACCTAATCTTGAGAATAAAATCAGTGAAAAGAGAAAAATATTAAAATTTGGTTTCTTTGATAAAAATTATAAATATAAAAACGTAGAAAAATACGATAAATTTACATTCTTATTTAATCATAGATTTCAAGATTATAAAAATTGGAGAACGACATTTGAGGTATTTGACCAATTATATGATGAAGGATATAAATTCAATGTATTGGTAACTAAAGCAGGTGGCGATAGAATTAATATTATTAATGAAAAGCCATATGTAATGGTTAAAGATTTACCTACAAAAGAATTATATCTAAATGAAATACCTAAATGTCATTCAAATACATTTAATTCACAACATGAAACATTTTGTATATCTATATTAGAGAGCATGTTTTATGGATTATCTACAATAGTTCCTAATAGAACAACAATGCCAGAATTATTAGGTAAAGATAATTGGCAATTATTTAATTCTGAAAATGAACAGAAAGAAAAATTAATACATTTAATTAAGAACAAAGATGTAAATAAAAATTATGGTTATAAAAATCAAGAAAGAGCAAAAACATTTAATGTTGATGATTATGTAGATAAATTACATGAATTGTTTTCATCTTTAATTAGAAAAAATGTATTCACAGGCATGAAAGAACATAACAAACAGGGTTTTCTTAAAGTAATCAACAATAGAAAACAATTAGAATTATCTGATGTAGAAAAAATGATAAGAGATTGTGGATTAAGTAAAACTCAATCAATGCCAATGTTTAAGGCTAATTTAGCTTTATATGAATTAGGATATATACAAAGATTCTATAAAAATAAGGCTTTCTGGCAAAAACAATGACATTTTTTGTGTTGATAAATAAATAATTTTCGTGGTATATAAAAAAAGGTGGAAAAATTTTATTTAAAATTACATGGAATATTTAGCAAAATAAGTAACTATTTTTATCAAAAATACATAAATGAAAGAATGAAAAGAAGATGAAAAAAACAAAGGCTAAAAAAATTCAGAAAAAAGTAGGAAGACCAAAAACAGAGCTAAATTTAAATGAATTAGAAAAATTGTCACGATTAAATTGTACAATGCCAGAAATAGCTTTTTATTTCAATATACCATTAAGAACATTAGAAGATAAATTTACAAATGATAATGAAGTAAGAGAATCAATACTAAAAGGTCGTGCAACAGGTATGTTGTCATTAAGAAGAAAACAAATACAGATAATGGAAGAAACAAATTCAACACCAATGGCAATATGGCTTGGCAAACAAATTCTTGGTCAACGAGATAGACATGAGATTACACAGGACATAAATATTGAAGAAAGAAAGGTGCTAGACATTAGTAAATTAACAGATGATGACCTCAACACCATTGAACGAGTGCTTAAACATGCTATCGTTGAACCAAGTGAGAGCCGAGAAAATGAGGCGCTCCCTCAAATTGTTCATCAAAGAAGCATGGCAAACAATTGAGCCTAACAGAATTTATAATGATAATTGGCACATAGATGCAATATCTGACCATTTACAAGCTGTTGTCAATGGAGATATAAAAAGATTAATTATAAATATACCACCTAGACACATGAAATCTATATCTGTTTCTGTAGCATTACCTGCTTGGACATGGACAATAGACCCTACAAAAAAGTTTTTATTTGCAAGTTATGCCTTATCTTTATCAATAAGAGATAGTGTTAAATGTAGAAGATTGATAGAAAGCCAATGGTATAAAGAATATTTTGGTGAAACATTTAGTCTTACAACTGACCAAAATCAAAAACAAAGATTTGAAAATGATAAAACAGGACAAAGAATAGCTACATCAGTTGATGGTGCATTAACAGGTGAAGGTGGTGATATAATATTAATAGATGACCCACACAATGTAAGAGAAGCAGAATCTGGTGTTGTAAGACAAGGTGTATTAGATTGGTGGGACCAAGCCATGCAAACAAGATTAAATGACCCTAAAAATGGTGCATTTATAATTATAATGCAACGTGTACATGAAAATGATTTAACAGGTCATATATTATCCAATGAATACAAAGATTGGGACCATTTATGTTTACCTGCAAGATATGAAGAAACACACCCTACACCAGTAAAATCAAGTCTTGGCTTTATTGACCCTAGAAAAAAAGAAGGTGAATTATTATGGTCATCAAGAATAGATGAAAAAACATTAAAGAATTTAGAAACAAGTTTAGGTTCTTATGGTGCATCTGGTCAATTGCAACAAAGACCAATGCCAAAAGGTGGTGGTATATTAAAAGCAGAATGGTGGGAACCATGGGAAGAAGATTTACCAAACATAGAATATCTAATACAATCATATGATACAGCATATTCTACAAAAGAAGCATCTAGTTATTCTGCAAGAACAACATGGGGAGTTTTTAAAAGAAATGGATATTATAATGCGATTGTAATTGAAATGTGGTATGATAGAGTTAATTATCCAGATTTAAGAAGGATTGCTCAAGAAGCATATGAAGATTACGAACCAGATGTTGTATTAATAGAGAAAAAAG